AGGCCAACACCGGTGGTGGGGATGACTTGCTGCGTCGTGGTGTTTTGCTTGATTTGATGGGCTTTGCGATCCGCGAATCTGCTCAGGTAAAAACCCACACCAAGGGAACCGGAACCGGTTACCTGGTCGACCTGACTGCTGGTTACGCGATCGGAAGCACCACAGTGCATGTTGATACTGGCGCAAATGCTATCAAGGCTGGTGACATCATCACTAACACCAAAACCTCTCGTGACACCAATAAATACATGGTCAAAACCGGTTTTGCTGGCGACGGCGATGGTGATATTGTGTTGTTTGATCCAGGTTTGAAAGTTGCCTGGGTGAATAATGACCCAATTGCTATTGGTGATAACTACGCAGCCAACATGGCATTCAGCAGGTCCGCTATCCATTTGATGATGCGTACTCCTGCCATGCCCGAAGGTGGTGACGCTGCTGACGATGTGACCACAGTCACAGATCCGCAAACCGGGATCACATTCCAGGTTGCGATGTACCGCCAGTATCGCCGGGTTGCCTTCGAGGTAGGTTTGGCCTGGGGTGTGAAGGCCATCAAGCCGGAAGCAATGGCGATTCTACTCGGATAGTTTTTTCAGGTTCCTATCCTCTCTACATGGACAATGAGGGGATAGGAACAGGAGATTTTTATGACAAATATCCTGACTGCGGCTGAAGCTGCCAATGTGTTGAGATGTGCTGCTACCGATGCGGTGATGCTGCAATTGTTACCGATGGTCGATAAGTACATCATGCGGGCTACCGGGCATGATTGGGCAAGTGACAGCTCCATCCTGCCTGAGGCAAAGGCGGCTGCTCAGATGTTGCTGGTGATGTGGTATGAGAATCCTGCCATGATAGCCGGTGGTGTCAGCTCGTTGAGTTTTGGCTTATCGGCTGCCCTGGTGCAGCTGGAGGCGATCGCTTTGCAGTATGTTGAGTTTGAAGGGATCAGCGCGGCCGGGTATATCAGTCTGCCGGGTGTTTCTGAGGGCGATTCGGTTGCCAGCCTGGTTGGTATCATCGGCGTGAGTGGTGATCAGTCTGCCAGCTTTGAATCTGTTATTTCACAGGATGGATACCTCCGGCAATTATCCGGATCCGATTTATCGGATAAGTGGTTCAGGGCATTCATCAAGACTCCAGGAGAGTTATGAGAATCAATGAGAAGCCTTTCAACCCGGGTGAGCTGCGAACCCAGGTCATCCTGAAAAAAAGATCAGTTACCACGGGTACAGGTGGTTTTCAGGTACCGGGTTGGTCAACCCTGGCCACTGTGTTTTGTAAATGGGTAAATGCACATGGATCTGAAATTCTGACTGCAGACATGGCTGGAGCGGAAGCACCAGCTACGGTTACGATCCGATATCGCTCTGATATTGACCCAACTTATGCCATCGAAAAAGGTGGCGAGCTGTGGGAGATTGTCTCAATGGATAATATCCGCGAAAAAAACGAACTGCTTGAACTCAAAGTAAAACGATTGAAGGTTGGATAATGACTACCAAAGCAACTGTCTCAACCAAAGGATTTGGGGAATATCTGGAGAAATTAGCGAATGCCGGAAGAGATGTGGACCAATCGGTCCAAAAAGCTTTGATGGCTGGCGCAAATGTCGCTCAGAAAGGCATGCAGAAACGAGTCAGGAAAGATACTCACAATTTACAGGATCATATCCAGATTGATGGACCACACCAGGAAGGCAATTATTCTTATCTGGATGTGGGAGTGATTAACAAGAAAAGTTTTACTGATGCTGAAACAGCCAGGTACGGTAACGCCCAGGAATATGGAACGTCGAGCATGCCCGCACAACCGTATATTCGAGCGACCATGCAAAATGACAAGGCAAAAATCAGAAAAGCCATTAAAAATTCAATGAAGGAAGATTTGGGGATCGAATGACCATTTGGGAACGGGTTGTCAGCGCTTTATCAGGATTGGGAAAAACAATGGCTGCCAATGTTTTGATTGTGGCCAGTGAAGCTGAAAGACCGGATGAATATCTGGTTTATATGGTTGTGGCCAGCCCAGCAGAACAATTTGCGGACAATCTGGAAACCATGCGTAGTTATACCGTGCAGGTAAGTTATTACAACCGGGCCGGTCTGGCAGGGATGCCGGATATCTCGGGATCGATGGAAACTGCCGGGTTTACACCCGGATCGCAACGGGAACTCCCGTACAACCAGCAGACCCGACATTTCGGGTATGCGCTGGATTTTGTTTATGTTGAATAGGAGGCTAAAATGCCTATAAGTGCAAATTCTGGAGAATACAAATCCAAAATTGGACTGGATAGTCTGTATGTTGCTGAGGTAACACAGGATGATTCCAGTGCTTATGTGGCTGATACCCCTGAATATCTTGCACCAGCTGGTGAAGCATCCCAGGAGCCTACCAGCTCATTTGATATTCAATATGCGGATGATCAGCCGTATGATGTCAGCACGTCGGAAGGTGAAACCAAGGTCAATCTGACAGTGACTGGAATGCCTTTGGCAATGCTGGCAAAAATAACCGGTCGTGTGTTTGATTCCACTTCCGGACGTATGTATGATAACGGTGGAGTGGCGCCTTACATGGCGCTTTCTTTCCGATCGATGAAGTCGAATGGTAGTTATCGTTATTACCAATTCCTGAAAGGCAAATTCGATATGCCTAAGGAAGAGGTTGCCACCAAGGCGGACGCTCCCGATCCAAAAACAATGCAATTGGTTTTCACAGCTATTCGGACCGTGCACAAGTTCGATCTTGGCACAGTGACTGATTCTGTAAAACGTATCATTGGCGATTCAGATACCACCAACTTCTCAGGTACGGTATGGTTCAATGCCGTGCAGACTCCTGATGTTGCGAGTGTATCTGCTTTGGCTCTATCCAGCAGTAACCCTGCTGATACCAGCATAGATGTGGCAATCAGTGTTAACCCGACCCTGACATTTAACAATGCCCTGGTCAATACAGCAATTTATAACATAGGATTGTTTGACCCATCTGATGGATCGGTGGTGCCAGCTGCCATTACTCTGGACTCAAGTAAGAAGATCGTGACGATCAATCCAACGTCTGATCTGAGTAACCTGACTGCCTATCTGATCACCTATGCGGTGATGGATATTTACGGGCAGTACCTGACCGGAGCGGTTAATTTCACTACCATTGCCGCGTAAATTTAAGTATTAAATTGTTCCCCTGCCAGAAACTATTGAATTTTGGCAGGGGAACCAAAACAGGAGTTTGAATGTCAAACCCAACCCCGATGGTGATTCGACTTTATGACGATGACAATGAATTTAAGGAATACACCAGATTATTTGTACCCTGGAAACTTTTGAAAATGGCCGTCACGTTAGCGAAGGAATTGAACCTGGACCCTGAAAACATGACTGAAAAGGATGTGGATGCATTATCCGGTCTGGTTGTGGAGGTTTTCGGGAACCAATTTTCGATCGATGATGTTAACGAAAAAGCTGATGTCAGCGACATGATCAGTGTGTTGCATACGATCATTGCAAAGGCGACCGGAAATGCAAACCCTACTCCTCCGGGTTAGAACCCGGAGCAACGGACACTACCGGGGAAAATTCCCAGGATAAAGATGACCTGGATTGGTTGATTGACCTGGAAATTCAACTGGTAAAAGTTTTTCACTGGAGCCTGAGAGATATAGACGAAACATCGGTTGATTCATTAATCCCGTTTATTTTCAGGCTGACCGGATCGGATAAAAAGGCGAATACGATCTATTGCGACCAGGTAGATTGGCTGTAAGTTTTGAATATTGCGTAGTGAGGATGAAAAATGGGTGAGAACGATTTAACCGGAAAAATTGGATTAGATTCAACCGATTTTAAAACACAAATCGCATCCCTGAATCGAGAAATAAAAATCATGGAAACCGGTTTTCGCGCATCCGCGTCCTCCCTGGGGGATTGGGCGAACAATGCCAGCGGGCTGGAAATGCGGATTGGCAGCCTTACCAACCAGATGGAAGCACAACAGAAAAAGATTAAGGCTTTACGTGAGGAATATGATCGTATTGCAAAATCACAGGGGGAATCTTCAGCTGGTGCTCAAAACATGCAAGTGCGAATCAACCGAGAGGTTGAAGCACTCAATAAAATGGAAAATGAGCTGGGACAGGCGAAAACAAAACTGGACCAGATGGGAGATGAAAGCGACCAGGCAGGGAAGAGTCTGGATGATTTAGCGGAAAAAGAAGAAAAGACCGCAAAAAGTACCAATAAATTTAAGGATGTTGTTGGTGGCTTAGGCACTGCATTAAAAGCCGGTGGTGTAGCAATTGCAGGATTAACCGCAGCTGTTGCCGGTGCTGCAGTGGGCATGGCAAAATCCGTAGTCAGTTCATTTGGCGAGCTGGAACAGAACCTGGGTGGATCTGAAGCGGTCTTCGGAGAGTATGCAGAATCTATACAAAAGAGCGGTGAAGATGCCTATAAAAAACTGGGAGTCTCACAATCAGAATACCTGGCCACTGCCAATAAAATGGGAGCGCTTTTCCAGGGATCCGGACTTACTCAGGTAAAATCCCTCGAACTGACCGAAAAAGCCATGCAACGCGCCGCTGATATGGCATCCGTGATGGGCATTGACATGCAATCTGCGCTGGATAGTGTGGCCGGTGCTGCTAAAGGCAACTTCACGATGATGGACAATCTGGGCGTTGCTATGAATGCCACCACCGTGGAAGCATACGCGCTTTCCAAAGGTCTGGATTTCACCTGGGCATCTGCCAGCAATGCCGAAAAGGCAGATGTTGCCATGCAGATGTTCTTTGAAAATACGGAACAATATGCCGGTAATTTTGAAAAAGAATCAACCAAGACCATCACAGGTTCACTTGGCTTGTTAAAAGCTGCTTTTGGATCGTTTACAGCGGGGCTTGGAAACGAAAAAGCTGATATGAGCAACCTGACACAGAACCTGGTGGATGCATTCAAGTCTGTCGTAAATAATATTACTCCCATTCTGGATAACATTGTCGCCGCTTTGCCTGAGGTAACAGAATCAATTATCTCTGCGGTAGGTGATCTACTCCCTATGTTGTTAGAGACCGCGACAACGCTCTTTACCCAGGTACTCAATACTGTTGTTGCTCTGTTACCTGAGTTGATACCTGTAGCTATAGATGCCCTGATGACCATTGTGAATGCTTTGATTGGAAACCTGCCATTATTGATGGATGCAGGAATCCAATTGCTGATGGCGCTGATCAATGGAATTTTGCCACAACTGCCATTATTGATTGACACGGCACTTAAAATGATTGTCACCCTGGCTAACGGAATCGCGGAGGCGATACCTGAATTAATGCCAATGATTGCGGAGATCATTCCACAAATTATATTGACCTTGATAGACAATCTGCCATTGCTGATCGATGCAGCTTTGCAGCTGATCCTTGCCCTGGTGGATGGATTGATTATTGCGCTTCCGATTTTGATTGAATATATTCCGGATATTATTCAGGCTGTTTTTGATGCGTTGATTCTGGCACTGCCTTTGATCGGGGACGCAGCTGTAAAGCTGGTTATGACTTTGATCAAAGGTATTGAAACGATGCTGCCAAAAATTGGGGAGGCGGCAGGGCGTCTGGTTGTTGTTTTGGGCCAGGGTATCGGAAATTTGCGCTCAAAAATCCTTGAAGTCGGGATAAATATTGTCACTGGTGTTTGGGAAGGAATTAAAGGGAAAATCGATTGGTTCCGGGAGAACGTATTTGGATTTTTCTCAGGAATCGTAAAGGGAATCAAAGGTCAATTACAAGAAAAATCCCCCAGCAAGGTCTTTGCCGGGATTGGTGAAAATATGGCGCTTGGATTAGGGAAAGGCCTTGCTGGGGGATTTTTCTTGTAATTGACCTTTGATTCCCTTTAC